GGGGCAACCTTCAAACAGCATCAAGCACGCGGTGCGCATGCTCGTAGCTCATTGGTATGAGAACCGTCGTGGCGTGGTGACTGGTACGACTGCCACGACTATCCCCCTGGGCGTTCACTCACTGCTCAACCCTGAGCGCATCATCGACACGCGGCAATGAACATCGGCTTCCTTGATCGTCGCATAACGTTGATGACTCCTGCCTTCACGCCTAACTCCTATGGCGAGATTACGGGTTCAGGGACGGACATTGCTACCGTGTGGGCTGCTATGGACAACAAGTCTGCAGCCAATAGCGTTGTCCAGGAACAAGAGAGTACGATCAATCGCGTGACGTGGCGCGTCCGTAGTTCAAGCGTGACACGTGCTGTGACTCCTAAGTGGATTATCCGCTACGGCAGCGACCTCTACAACATCCTTGCTATTCAGGAGGTAGGTCGTAAAAACGAGATTCACTTCATTACAGAACGCGTAATCTCTGAGTAATGGCATACGCTGCAGGAAATAGAATTATCGCGGACCGCTTTCGAGCTGCACAAAAAATAGGCAAAGGTCAAAGCGGTTTTGGCGCTGTCGTGTCGGTCACTGGTTTGGATAAGATACAGGACCGTCTTTCTATGCTTGCGCAGTTCTCAAAGCAAGCAGAGAATCAGATTGTAGCAGTTAACAGGCGCGTGGCTAAGGTTTATTTGAACTATCTCAACGCAAACATTAAAGACTTTCCGCGTGATATTTTGGTGCAGTTCAAAGACCGAGATGACATCAGAGTGAGGAAAGGTCAGCTGCGACGTTCTTTGGGTAGCTTTCAACCACAACGTTGGAACCCAACAAAAATCTTGGCAGGACCTATAACAGACAACGTAGGCGCTCGACGCAAAAAAGGCGTTCAAATGATTAACGGACGCAAGACCTATAGTCAAGTTTCAGACGGTTGGTTTGCTCACATTGTGGAGGGCGGTGATTCCTTTGGCATCAAGAAGCGCACGGCTAACACTGGCGTATTCATGAGGGGCAAGGTGGCAACGCAGGATCGCGCTATGCGTCTACGTGATCGCCTGCTGCGCAAAGAGTTTGCACGTTACATGAACACACTCCTGAGATTATGAAGGTAGGACTAGCAATAAAAAATATCCTCGCAGGCGATGCTCCTGTGCAGGCGCTTGTATCTGGCCGCGTATATCCTGAACTCGCACCCGAGGGTGCCGCTATGCCTTATCTCGTCTACAGCGTCGTAAGCAACTCACCCAGCGACGCGAAGGACGGCACGCCTATTGACGAGGCTCAGGTTGAGCTGTTCAGTGTGGCATCAACGTATTCAGCAGCAAACGACTTGGCCGACAAGGTACGTGCTGGTATGGACAGGAAGTCTGCTACTGTTAGCGTCGCCGAGGGTGACGTCGTAGTACAGTCCTGCCACTACACAAACGAAGTGACGGAGGTGAGTGCAGATCGTAAGACGTACGTATCAATTCAAGACTATACAATTAGAATCAAACGATAATGGACTTCATCCTAGAGAATTGGGCAGAGCTGACGCTCGCGTTGCTGGCCTTGGTTAAGGTGGTGGTAAACCTCACCCCAACCGAACAAGACAACAAGGTGTTTGGGTATCTTGACGTACTCATCAACCTCATCATCTCAGACCGCAAAAAAACCCCTAACAACGAATAACGATGGCTACGACAGGCATTATTAATGGCTCACAGTATACGGTCATGTTCGACAGCGATGGCGGCACGCTTGCCGTTGCAGACAACGTGACTGACTTGAGCGTCTCTATCTCTACTGAAACACGCGACACCACGACCAAGAACAACGGCGGATACCGCGCTTTGCTTCCTGGCCTTAAGTCTCTCACAGTGAACTTTACGGCGTACTACGCCAACGACGCAACCAACGGCTTTGACGAACTCATGGCGGACTTTCTCGCAGGAACGAAGCAGAACGTGAAAGTAACGTCTTACGATTGGGATGGAAGCACGGAAATTGTAGGAGACATGGAATTGTCGTTTGACGCCTATATCACCTCCTTGGAGTTGAGCGCAGGAACGGAAGACAACACTTCCTACACTTGCACCTTGGAGTGCGTCAGCTCCATCACCTACGCAGCACACGTTTAATACATGAACATCACTCTAGATAATCAGACGTTTCCCGTCAAAGCCAACATGCGCGCCTGGCGCAACTTTGAACGTGCCACAGGCCACAAGGTTGCGGGTATCGACAGCGAGGACGTAACGCTCATGCCTGAGCTGCTCTACTACTTCGTCGAGGAAGGTTGCCGTAAGCAAGGCATGAAGTTCGAGATGGAGGTGGACGATTTTCTGGGGTTGATTGATGTGGGTGATCTGCCTGCCGTGATGAAGGTTATCGAGGAATCCATGTCACCGCAAAAAAAAACGGAGACGACGGACGAGACGAAAAGCCACTTGAATGGGATGAAATAGAGGAGTTGGGGTTGGGCTTGTTAGGCCTGACCCCATCGACCCTCTACGACTTCACGTTCAGGGAATTTGGCAACGCGGTGCGCGGTCGCTACAAATCCGAGGAGCTACTAGATAGAAGCAACTGGGAACGCGTGCGATGGCAGACCGCGTTGCTGCTTAATGTACACACGAAGAAAGGCGCCAACCTCAAACCAAAAGACTTGGCTGTCTTTCCATGGGAGCAAGGACCAAAGAAAAGTAACCCCGCCAAAGGCTTTGCAGAGCTGATGGCATTGGCAAAGAAGAAGGATGGCTAAACTAGGTGATCTCGTAGTACGCATTGGCGCCGACACGCGCGACCTGAACAAATCGTTGGGCCGCGTGCAGCGCAACATGCGCTCAATGACTGGCAACTTTGAGCGGCTGGGTCAGACTATGACGCGCTCGCTGACGTTACCGTTGGCCGCATTTGGTGCAGCTGCTATTAAGAGCGCGGCTGACCTTGAGACGTTGGAGACATCGTTCGTGAGCTTGACGGGAGGAGCAGCGGAGGCTGCGGCCATGATGAAAAACTTGAATGAGTTTACAGCGGCCACGCCATTTCAAATTGACGCAGTAGCCAATGCCGCTAGGCAGCTAGTAGCATCGGGCACTGAAGTCAGCAAGGTCAATGAGCAGCTGCAATTCCTTGGCGACATCGCTGCAACCAGTGGATCGAGCATTGAGGAGATAGCCGCCATCTTCGCCAAGGTCAATGCTAAGGGTAAGGTGGAGCTGGAGAACCTCAACCAACTTGCAGAGCGCGGCATTCCCATCTTCAAGGCTTTGGCTGACGCGACGGGTTTGCCAGCCGACGCGTTGGGAGCAGGTGCCGTTAGCGTCGAGCAATTTAATGAGGTACTTAAAGGCTTTGCTGAGGAGGGAGGTTTTGCAGCTGGCGCTATGGAGCGACTGAGCAAGACGACGAGCGGCCTTGCAAGTACAGCATTGGACAACGCTAAGATTGCAGCTGCATCGTTTGGTGAGCTGTTTTTGCCAGCAGTTAACAAGGTGCTTGAGAAGGTCATCGAACTGTCTAAAGCATTTACAGATTTGTCACCCGACACGAAGCGAATAATTGCGGTTGTTGGTGTGTTTGTAGCTACGCTGGGTCCTTTACTTATTGTCATTCCAAAAGTCATTTATGCCTTTACAGCTCTGCGCGCAGCGGTTCTCGCCTTCAATTTGTCGCTTGCTGTCAATCCTATCGTTCTCATATCAGCAGCCATCGCTGGTCTTGTGGCTGCCGTTGTGGGTTACTCTATGGAGGCTCGCACAGCGGCACGCGAGACGTACAACTGGCGTGACGCTTTGGCTGGTGTTGCTGGCACGGCTAGGCAGATAGAGCTGCAGCGCCTGATTCGTGAACAGGAGGAGTTGATTGGCTTTACTGAATCGTATATCAGAGTCAAGGAGCAGGAGATTGCAGCAGGGGACGACGGCAGTGAAGCTTATCGACAGGCCGTCATTGACCTGGCACAGATGCGCGCAGGTTTGCGTGAATCAAAGGATACGTTGGCCAGCATGCGTGACGAGCTTGAGAGCCTGGAGACGGGCGCACGTAACGCCTTTGTTCGCGTGGTGCAGTTGGCAGGCAGCATGACGACGCTGAATGAGATTCTCAAGGACACGCGTAAGAAAACGAAGGAAGCCAAGATTGAGCTACAAGAATTCGACGAGGCAGTGGATGAGGTGGATGATCTCGACTTCACTTTTGACGCAGATAAGGTCATCAAGGAATTCGAGCGCGCACGTAATGCAGCTAAAGACTTTGCCTATCAAGTCAATCAGTCGATTGAATTTGCCGTTGAGTCCATGCTTATGGGCGTGGCTCAGATGGTTGGTGCAAGCATCGCACTGGGCGAACCGTTGCGTGGCATTGGCATGATGCTGGGCGACATCTTGGCCAACCTCGCCATGGAGTTGGGTAAATACGCCATCGCTCATGGTGTAGCGATCGAGGCCATCAAGGAAAGTCTAAAGTCATTGAACGGGCCAGCGGCTATTGCTGCAGGTATTGCACTCCTCGCCATTGGCGCAGGCCTCAAGGCGCGCATGCAGAAGGTAGCAGGTGACGCAGGTATCCCTGCCTTGGCAGAGGGCGGCCTCGCATACGGACCTACCACTGCACTGATCGGCGACAACAGGAATGCACGTATCGACCCTGAAGTTGTAGCGCCATTGAGTAAATTGAGAGACATGATGGGTGGCAACCAAGTCGAGGTGTTTGGCCGTATCAGCGGCAACGATATTTACTTGTCCAACTCACGCACAGGCACCAGCCGCAATCGTTACGCATGAGCTACATCTACGTCAGAGGATATTTTGAAAGCCTAAATGCCGATAGGTATGAGCTGCGCATCATCCACAACGCTGCAGGGACAGATACTTCAGACAACTTTGACGTTGGACCTGACGGGGCTGTATTGACTTACGAGTCGGAGGATGATACCATAGCGATGCCAGGCATCGTGCACTCGCGTTGTAAGGTTGAAACCATATGGCCAACCTCATTGAATAGTGAGTTGGACACACTAATCACGAACCTGCAAGACGCGCAAGATGGCGATTGGATATTTGAGCTAAGAAGAACAGGCGATGTGATTTGGATTGGTACTATTCTCATTGATGAGGTTACTACCAGTGAAGGCAGTGAAGCACGTACCATGACCATCACGGCGACTGATGGTTTGTCGCTACTCAAGAACGTACCATTCAACGATGCAGGCACAGCTTATACAGGATACTATACTGTGTTCAATGAGCTGATGGATGAGATCATGCAGAAATGGGTGCTGTGGGACTATTTCGATTCGCAAACAAGTAGCGGCGATTACATTCTTTTTGCAGCTGATGATGTGTACAACACGGACGACACATTCTACAGCTTGCTTTCACACCCAGCTGGCACACAGTACACAGGCGCGTCACGCAATAGACTAAATGCTTTTGCGTGGTCAACAACCAATAACCAAGACGAGACCGAGTACATCAGCACTTACGATTTACTGCAATCTATTTGCTTGACCTATCAATGGCGCTTGTACAGTTAC